CCTGCTGAAGCACCACTAGCTGCGTAGTAACCTACTACGTTACCAGCAACTGCGGCTACTGAACCTGCACCTACTACATATTGAACATATTTATAGAGCTTACCATCAGAAGTTTGACCTATTTGACCTAATTGAAAGTCTAAAGTCGTACTTGTTTCTGTAATATCCATTCCTATAATATAAGACATATTATTTAATCCTCTCTATTAGTTTTTAAGAACAACTTGTCTTGCACGATTAGAACAGGTCATATTTCCTGCCCAAACTACTGGCAACACCATTGCGTCTTGATTTACAGAAGCCTTTTCCCCTAAAGGAGTAAACTCTCTACCTTTAGCTGGACGAAGGAATAGATAATCAGTGTTCAGCATATACATATGAGCTGATGGACATTGATCATCATAATACACAGGTGCATTCATAAACATTAAGTTCATAAATCCTGCACTTGCGCTATCATCAGAAGTAAATCTTTGATTAGTTTGCAGAGAAGCCCAATAGAATTGGAAGTATGTGCTGTCTGCTACGATACAATCTGGTTTATCTGCACCTCTAATTGCTAATAACCAAGCGGAGTTCATGCCTGATTGTATATTAGTTGCTGATGCTACTGCACCACCTGCTGAAGAAGTTGTAAAATCATAAACTTGATTTTGCCAGAAAGAATAAGTATTTGCATCAATACCACCAACTGTATTAGTTGGAGTATCAGCTACTAATAAACCTAAACCACCTAAATCTTTACCATTTGTTCCTGTTCCATTTGCATAGAGAGAAGTTGCCATAGTGTTTTTAAGTGTTTTTTCAAGATTTCTTACTCTTGATTTTAGAAGGTTAAATACTTGCTCTTTACCAGAATTTTCTACTTGCTCTAGTCCAGATATAACTACATTACCTGCAAGCTGTTTATAATTAAATTCTGCTGCTGTAAATGTGTTACTTGTTGAAGTATCTAATACTTCGTAACCACTGTACCATTTAGCTGTACCATTTTGTGCATATTCTAGTTCTTGCACTATTGTACGACCACCTGCTACAATTTTGTTGCCTTTTTCACTTATTGATTTAAGTAAGGCGTTATTGTTGGTTATGTTATCTGCCATTGTCCTGCTGTAATTAGCAAGAGTGGTAGTAACAATCTCTGTAAATGTACTATTTGGAGATGCCATTATCTATTTCCTAATTAAAAAATTATACCCATACAATTTAACCACTAAATCCTGCTCCTTCAATATTTGTCATTAACAAACTATCTAAATCACTAGCTACTACAGAACCTTTAGGTGGATTTGCAGAACCAGAAGGTTTTACTTTTCTAGCTTTTTCTACTGCTGCTTTCCTTTTGCTATCTTCTTGTTTTTTAACTGATAATTTAGATGTTTTAATAGCTTCTGCATAAAGGTCATCATCTAACCTTACAGCTTTACTATATGCATCATCTAAACCTTTTGCTTCACCAGCATCTATTAAATTACCCATTTTAACTCTTACTTTGTCAAAATGTGGGTGCATTAATTTGCCTTCCGCATTAGTTTTATTAGAAAATTGCTCTACTGTTTGTTCTGTTTGTGCAACTGTGCTTTGTATATTTTGTTGTTTAAAATTATTAAGCTCTTGCATAATTTGTTGGTTTTGTTGCAATAATTGGGCGTATTGTGGGTCTGGATCATTCCAAGACTCACTCTCTTCGTTCATGGTAGACAAATCAATTCCGTAACCTTGTGCAAGTTGTCGAAGTGCCATTTTTGGATTAGTTCTCAAGGCGTTGTCTGCATTAAGCAATCGAGATATATATTCTGCTTCTCCTATCCCTGTTGCATTAATAGCTTGACGTGCTGGTTGTAGAACTTTATCTAATGCTTCAATATTTTTGCGTTGTTCCGCTAATTCCTGTGTCTTTTTGGTGTAATCAGATGTCATTTCTTTATCACGCTTTATCATAAACTCTTGTGATTCTGCTGGTAAAGTATCAAACACCTTTTTTACATCAGCTGTCCAATTTTTAGGAGCTTCTAGTTTGGATTCCGTAGAATTTTCAGTTGCTTCTAAATTGTCAGGGTTTTCTTCTGAATTTTCCGAATCTGATTGGTCATCTTCTTGTGCAGTAGCTAACTGATCCAAGTCGTCAGAGTCATCTTCTTCTTTTTCAGGAGAAGTTTCTTGTTGTTCTGGTACTGTTAATGATTCTTTAGAAACTTGTTCAGCATCTTCTACTGGAGCTTCTTCTACTTCATTAACGGAGTCTAAAGTGTTGCCGATAGAACTTTCTAAAACAGCATCAAGACTCATTGGAGCTTCTGCTGATTCCTGTACTTCAGGAGTGCTTACTTCTTCCATGTTAGTTCCTTTCCGAACTTATTGTTGCCAATCAGTAGGTTTAGCACTACTTGTGCGTGCTGTTCCTGCCCAATCGTTTCCTATTTGACGAACCTTATGTCGTCTTTCATGCGCCTTTAGTCCAGACCTGCTACTTATAACAGATTTGTCTATAGGGCTCACAAACTCTTGTATATCAGACATAACTTGCAAAGATTTACCACGCCTAGCGTTTTTATTCTTTTGGTATTCTTTGCCACCTGACCAATCTATAGTATCATAGTTTTTTAAATAACTCATTCCATAGCCTTTTCTGCTAATTTAACGTCTGTATTTAATAAAGCTAAATCTTCTTTTAAAGCGTTTCTTTCTCTTGAAAGTTCTGCTTGAGATTGGATTTTAGTCATTTCTGCGCCTGATTTTGCTTGAATATCAGCTAATTTACCTTCTTGTTTCATTTTTTCACGCATTAACTCACCTTGTATCTTAGCTTGTGTTATTTTTTCATTTTCACTAGGCTGTGGTGGTGCTTGCATTTGTTGTTGCATTTGTTGCATGATGCTTTGTTCTGTTTGGTCAATTACTTCTTCAAAATCTCTACCGACTTTCCATGCACCAACTAAAAACCTTAAAGATTGAAAGGCAATAGGTGTTAACAAAGGATTAGCATTAGATATTGCTATAGCTTTTTCTAAATAAGAACCCATAGTTTGTAAAAACTCTATTCTTGTTTGTTTTTCTGCGTTTTCATCAGCAAATACAGTAGAATCTGTTTCAACATCAATATTATACGCTCTTAATTTATCATCTCGCATAATTTGTACCATTTCAGGAGTAACTTCTATACCTGTAATAGCCTGTAGCATTTCTGGTTCGTAATGTTCTGCTACTATTTCTGCTTTAATTCTAAATAAATCTCTAATGTATCTTTCTATTTCTTCTTGTCTTTTTCGCATACGCATACTGCCAAATTGTGCTTTTAATTGTTGTGCAGTAGCTGTTTCACTTGCTTTTGTGTTTCCTCTTAATAAATCTGATATACCTGTAATTTCATATATTATTTCTAATATTTGTGTTCTTTGTGTATATAAACCTTGTAATACCATGCTTATTGGGGAAATATCTTCTTGTTGAAACACACCAGCTAAACCACCTTTTTGTGCTAATAATGAGAAATTTTCTGATGGTATAAAGTCATTATCACCAGCGTTTGCTAAATGTGATAATTCTGGTACAGAAGCATCATAAACACCACGTCTTTTTAAGCCTTCAATTAAATTACTAATACGACTTGTAACTCTATCTAATTCTTCTGCTTGATCTTGATATAAAGTAAATTCAGGAATAGGAACACTTGTATCATTAGTTCTTACAGCTAACATTGGTGTTGGAGTAGGATAAAAACCTTCTAATTCATATGGATCATCATCTACTCTAATAACTTTATCGTACCCTTTAACTACATAATATCTTTTTTCTTTAACTCTATCCCATATTTCCCATATTTCTGCTCTTTTAAATACTTCTTCTGCTTCATAATTATTTTCATCTGTATCAGGCGACCAATTTAATGGTATATCGTTAACACTAGAAAAACCTTTTTCTTTTAGCTGATCTCTTGTCCATAAATGCCTTCTGGCTTTCCAATTTACATCTTCTGGTCTTTTTGCTGGGTTTTCTCTATAATCTTCCCAATGTACATAGTCAAAATAACATCTTTGTTCTGCTACTCTTTCTTCTTCTATTTCTATAATAACTCTTTCGCCAAACTCATTAATTTGCTCTATTTCTACCATTTCTTTAACAAATACTGGGTCATATACTACCCATACAACACCACGTCCTGGCAATAAATAATCTTCTAATGCTGCTTCTATAGGTTTATTTGCGTTATAAACATCATTAGCATATTCAAGCGTTCTTTCTAAAACTCTTGCTATATCTTTAGTTACTGGATTATTATCAGGAAAACGCCTTCTGACATCAGGTTTTGCCATTTTAGCAAATAACGCACCTTTTAAAGTTTCTGTATTTGCCCATAATATATTAAATTTTTTCTCTGCACCTACACCATAAGCATCTACATTACGTTCATCTCTGTAACGCTCTACTACTTTTCTTGACCTTCTACGCCAATCTTCTTCTGTTTTATCAGCATTTTCTAATTCTATATGCCAATACTGTGCAGTTCCTTGTTGTAACTCTAATTTAGACCTTGTATCTTCGCTTGCCATTAAGATTTTTCCTAATTTCTTTAGTTTTTTCTTTTTTTTCTAATTTATTTGACATTTTATAAAAAGTATAATCCATTTTTTTATAATTACCATCATATTTTTCTGCATTAGCCATTAAATTCTAGGTCTTTTCTTATTTTCTTGTGATTTTAAGTGCATTTCTACCATTTCGTCAAGTGTTGGTTGTTTAAATAATTTTTCTAAAGCTGTTTCTTCTTTAGCTTTTGGTTTTAAATTTTTATAAGACATAGCTAAATATCTAAAACTATCACTTGCATGAGATGCCCAATTATGCAGAGGACTTCTTTTAAACACACGTTTAATATCGTCCCATTCTCTTTGGTAATTTCTTAAAGCATTAAGTCCATTTTCACATTTTTCTTGATCAAAATAACAATGCTCTAGTAATAATCTTGCTGCATTAATACCATCATCTACTTTATGCATTGGTACTATTCTAGGTTTTCTTCCCATATTAACTAAAGTTTCAGCTCTTGTTCTACCTGTGCCTAATTCTCTAACTTTAGCGTCATGCGGTAAATAATCATCTCCCCAATATGTGTAAGGCATATCTTCCATTATCTTAACATAATGATCTAGCCCTACTCCACCACTTTCATAATAATCAATTATTCTTATTTCGCCCATAGTAACTTGAAAAAACCATAAAGCACAACTATCAGATATACCTAAATCCCATGCAACATGCACAGGTAATGCTTCATCATACTCTAATTTAGTTATTCTACCATCTTGTTCTGCTTCTATAACAAGATTACCATAGTATGCGCCTTTAATAGCCGCAGCCCAACTGCACTCAAACTCTTGCATATATTCATCTTCGCCCATTTGTTGTTTAGCTGCTAATAATTCTTTAGGGTCTACCACTTGTGTTTCTGATGCTTTGTATATAACTCTGTACCAATCAGGATCATGTTTAGCATCTTCATATAATCGCCAAAATTGATTTCTACCTTTAGGTGTACCAATAAATATAGCCCAACCTTTTCTATCTACCAATGCTGGTCTTACTACTTCAGACCAAACTCTAGGACTCATATCGGCATACTCATCAAGTATTACGCCATCAAGATATATACCACGCAACGCATCTGGATCATCTCCAGCTCCGTATAAGCGAATACGACTACCATTTAATAAATCTACTCTTAGTTCTGATTGATTAATTTTAGTACCAGGAATATCTCTGGTATAATATACAAGATAATCCCAAGCTACTGCTTTTGCTTGTCGGTAGTACGGAGCAATATATGCATAGCGTCCATCACTACGTTCTGTTTTAAGTTCTAAGGCTTTACGTAATAACTCGGTAACAGCATACACAGACTTACCCCAACGTCTATGCGACACACAAATTTTAAATCTTTTATTATTCTGATGCAGCTTTGCCTGTAATGGTCTAGGCGTATACGGAATCGTTACATGCATTACTCAATCCACGATACTGGAGCACCTACTGGAATATTTGCACAATAGTTACTATCTCCTTGTCCTGCTTGTATGGCAAACGGAGTATTATTGTTGGTTGTCTGCCCTACTGGACAAGTACAACTTGCTACTTCAACACCATTAATTTTCCCTATTCTTTCACACAAGAAACTAAAGCAATTTGCCATCTGTCCTGCGGCATTTGTATCACTACCACATATTTGCACAGCGGTTTCTCCAACTTCCCAATCTAACATTTGTTGTGGTTGTTCGGTTTCTACAGCAAACAACGACCATATTGTTTCTTTGCTAGGAGGATTACAAGAGCCTGTCATATTGCCCCCTGTTAAATCTGCTAGAGCTTTCCCATTAAATACAGGGCATAACACAGTTGCTGCTGGATACTTCTGCCCATTATTTGCTTGAACAAACTCTCCTGCTATAACCCCAGTTGCTGCGGCACATAATGCATACTCGCCTTCACAAAATCTTAGGTCTTGGTCTGCATGTGCTATAAATGAAACAAATAATACAGCAAGTATAGTTCTAATTAATACCATAGTGTTTTCCTTTTTTAATTATAAAATTTATGCTTTTTTCTTAAATCCTTTTTTCATA